CCAAGGTAATATGTTCAAGAGTCGAATCAAAGGTTGGACTTGTAAAAAGATTGCATAAATACACATATGACAGCTACTAATAGAACCCCAAACAATCCAAACTTTCTACAACCGAATAAGTTTATTATTAACTTTGCTCGGGCACCTAGTATACAACACTTCTGCCAGTCAGTAAGTGTTCCTGGAATCTCATTGTCTGAAATTCCACAAAATACACCATTCGTTGATGTGTATGTTCCAGGTGAGAAAGCAATTTATGATTTACTTAATATTACCTTTTTAATTGATGAAGAATTAAAAGGTTGGATAGAGATTCACGATTGGATTCGTGCAATGACTTTTCCCAAGGAATTTACCGAGTATCAAAATCTTGGTAACCTTAACAGACAAGCATCTGCAATTTTAGCAGCAACAAGAAAACCACAATACTCTGATGCTTCAATTACAATATTGTCTTCAGCAAATAAGCCCTACTATAGATACAAATTATATGATTGCTTTCCAACAACATTATCCACCTACATTATGGGTGCGAATGATTCACCTGATACAGCAATGAGTGCCGATGCCACTTTTAGGTACAGTTACTACGATATAGAAAAATTGTTCTAAAAGGCTTGACAACTATTCCTTTTTAGTGTATCCTCCAATCAATAAAGGAGGAATTTTACCATGAAACAACTTGACGAGCTACTTGAGATGTGGCGTGCCGATTCTGAAATAGACAGAACAGAACCAGGCAAAGAGCTAATCAACATTCCCAAACTACACAGCAAATATTTGAATATACTTTCAAGGCATCGGCTATTGTCTAAAGAATCTGAGTTCAAGTATAACAAAATGAAGAGATTGAAATGGGAATACTATACAGGTAAATTGGATGATGACCAATTAAAACAGTATAATTGGGAACCATTTCCATATGTGTTAAAATCTGAGCTCACTACATACTTAGAGAGTGATGATGATATCAATAAACATCTTGCAAACAAAATGATGCATGATGAAATTGTTGATGTGTGTCAAAGTATATTAAAAGAATTACACAGCAGAACTTTTCAGTTAAGGTCATTCATAGATTTTGAAAAGTTTATTAATGGAATATAAATGGCTGATTTAATTCTACATAAAAAGAATGAAGTCTATATTCAATTTGAGTGTGATAGAGGTATTGCACAAGAGTTGTCGGATTACTTTACCTTTTTTGTTCCAGGTCATCAATTCACGCCTGCATATAAATCTAGAATTTGGGATGGTAAGATTAGGTTAGCAGACCTAAGAAGTTTCACCATCTATCATGGTCTTGTTCCTTACATTGAAATCTTTTGTAAGGAAAGAGATTACATATTAGAGATTGATTCTGATGTTAATTCTACAGAAAACTTTTCATTAGTTGAAGCTAAAGAATTTGTTGACACACTTGAATTGCCACATGAGATTAGAGACTATCAGTTAAAGTCTTTTGTACAGGCAATAAGAAATAAAAGGATGTTGTTGTTATCACCAACGGCATCAGGCAAGTCTTTAATCATATACTTGATACTTTGCAAATTGCAGGCCTCTGAATACGGTAAAGGGTTATTGATTGTTCCAACAACATCTTTATGTAATCAAATGTTCACAGATTTTGAATCTTATGGATATGATTCAAAAACAAACTGTCATATAATATATGCTGGTCGAGATAAAAACACAGATAAATTTCTATCAATATCTACTTGGCAAAGTATATACAAACAACCTTCAGAATACTTTGAACAATTTGATTTTGTATTTGGAGATGAATGCTTACACCCCGACACTCTTATTAATATGTCAGACGGAACAAAAAAGAAAATCAAAGACATTATTGTGGGAGATTTGGTAGCTACTTTTAATGAGGTTACACAAACAATTGAAAGTAAGCCGGTGGTTCAACTATATCAAAACCTTTCATTCAACGAGCAGATGTATGAGATTGAATTGGCAAATAAGTCAGTTGTGAAAATCACAGGTAACCACAAAGTTTTGTTAATATCAGGTGTGTGGAAGAGAGTTGATGAACTTGAAATTGGAGATATTATAAATAGAGTTGAATAGATGTGTTTATAATAGAGGGTGCATCAATGCAAGGCGAAAAATTCAAAGAATTCTTTGTGTCGTTCAACAAAGAATCGTGCGGGCAATCTCTTTCAAAGACTCCAGAATTGTTTTTTGAAAGATATGGATTTCCTGAAATGAAATTCTTAATAGGTGATACTTATGAAAAAACTAGAGCTAATATATTTGAGTTTGTGTATGGAGCTGCATATTGCAAGTGCTGTGGAATAAAAATCAAAAAGATAATGCCAGGTTGGATTAGAGGTTGGTATACCACTTGTTCTGAACAATGCAGACAACAGCTATCGTCCGAAAGGCAGCAAGGAGCAAACAACTCATCTTTTAGAATGACGTTTGAACAGAGAGCAATTCAGTCAAAAAGATTGAGTGAAAAGGCTAAAGAAAATATAAGAACTGGTAAGTTCACCCCCAATACGAATAACTACAAAAACCAAAGACCTATTAAATGTATAATAAACGGTCAAACCACTCAAGTTAGAAGTTTATGGGAGTTGATATATCGGTTAAATCACCCAAACTTGTTGTATGAATCATTGCGAATTAGATACTACGATACAGTTAAACAAACAGATAGGATTTATATTACCGATTTTTATGATCCAGATACCAATACAATTGTTGAAGTGCGGCCTAAAGCATACCAACCACTTTTAACAGATAAAAAAAAAGGGTGTTATAGAGCAGGGTTATTCATATCGTATTGTGGATGAAGATTATTTCAACACTCAAAAAACCCCAAAGATGTTAGAATTGATAGAAAGTGTTGTGTGTGATTATGAAGATGTTAAAGGAAGACTAAGATGGTTGAAAAAGGCTTAAAAGTTACAAACATTACCCCAATTTCATATAAGGGAAATGTACACAATCTTCATATTGAGGATAACCACAACTACTTTGCAAACGGTATTAACGTATCAAATTGCCACCAATTCAAGGCCAAATCGTTAACAACTATTATGACACAATTGGTTAATGCTAAATATAGAATAGGTACAACAGGCACTTTAGATGGTACTCAAACACATAAACTTGTATTAGAAGGTTTGTTTGGTCCTGTTTACAAAGCAACATCTACAGCTGATTTGATTGATAAAGGTCAACTCGCATCATTCAAAATTAAATGCCTTATACTTAAACATCCAGAGAGTGTGTGTAAGATGGCAAGGTCTTGGGACTATAACCAAGAACTAGAATACATAGTTATGAATACTGCAAGAAATAATTTCATTAGAAACCTAGCTCTTTCTCTTAATGGTAACACTCTTATATTATTTCAATTTGTAGAAAAACAAGGTAGGAGTTTACATGCAAACATTAAAGAACAGGCTAAGAATAGACATGTGTTTTTTGTTTTTGGTGGCACGGATGTTGAGATTCGGGAATCAGTTCGTGCAATTACTGAAAAAGAAAAAGACGCTATCATTGTTGCTTCATATGGTACTTTCTCTACTGGCGTTAATATCCGCAACCTGCATAATATTATATTTGCCTCCCCAAGCAAGTCCAGAATTCGCAATCTTCAATCTATTGGTCGAGGATTAAGAATTGGAGAAAACAAAGATGAGGCAGTTCTATTCGATATCTCAGATGACTTTAGAATAGGCAAATATACCAATTACACCTTGAAACATTTTGTGGATCGTGTTAGAATATATGATGACGAAAAATTTAAATACAAGTTCTATAATATTGAACTCAGAGATGAATAATCTATTTGAAGGTGTCCGTATAGTCCGTTTACACAGTGGTGAGGACATTATCGCTGGCTACTCAGGCAATACAAACACTAATCTTGTTGTGTTGGATAATCCAATGCATCTCATCTTTAAGCGAACACCTCAAGGTATTGTTATGATGATGTTACCTTGGTTGCCTATTGAATTGATTAAAGATAACATTGCAACCATTCTTTCAGGCGACATACTTACTATCGTTGATCCTAAGGATAATTTGAAGGAATACTACCACAAGGCTGTTAATACTACTCAAATTAAAATGTTAAAAGATAATGCTCTTAGCCAAAAACTAAGAGATGCATCAGATGAATATGAAGATGAAGATGAGGAGGAAAATGAGGATGAAGACCCTGAGGGTGATTTAACGAAGGAAGATGTTGTTGAGATTATTAACCGTAAGAAGACTAACAGGTTACATTGATGTGGTAGCTAATATATCATCTAACGGGGGACACCGCCATAATAACAGTTGTCAAGCACGATGTCAAGCTAAATAAAAGGAAGAAATATGAGTGAGAAGAAACCAAAACATTATGTAAACAATGCCGACTTTTTAGATGCGCTGATTGTATATAAAGAGAAGTGTGATGTTGCCAAAGCAGCAGAAAAAGAAGATCCACAAATTCCCAATTACATAGGAGAATGCTTTCTAAAAATTGCAGAACACCTTTCAAGAAAACCTAACTTCATATCATACTCTTTTCGAGATGAAATGATTGCAGATGGCATTGAAAACTGCCTTATGTATTTTAGAAATTTTGATCCAAGTAAGTCAAAGAATCCATTTGCCTACTTCACTCAAATCATTTACTATGCCTTTCTCCGTAGAATTATGAAAGAAAAGAAGCAACTGTATGTTAAGTACAAGGCAACAGAACAGTTTGGTTTGCTTGGTGAGGATGAAATGTTTGAAGACTCAGATGGCAATATGAGACAGTTTCAATTATATGATAACATCTCAGAATTCATTCATACCTTTGAAGAAGCTAAGAAAAAGAAAAAAGAAGGTAAGACCAAAGGCGTTGAAAAGTTTCTTGAACAATTGCCTTAAAATGCTTGACAATACTATTGATGTAAGTTATACTAACAGGCTATGAAACTCGCTCTTATTAATGATACTCACTTTGGTGCAAGAGGGGATAGTCAAGCTTTCAACGAATACTTTTTCAAGTTTTGGGAAAACACGTTCTTTCCTTATTTGAAAGAACATAACATTACTACACTTATTCATTTAGGTGATGTTGTTGATAGAAGAAAGTTTATCAATCATAATATTGCATCTGATTTCCAAAATCGATTTATGAAAAGATTATGGAAAGAAGGCATTGATACTCATATTATGATTGGTAATCACGACACCTATTATAAGAACACAAACAAAGTAAATGCAATTCACAATCTTTGTTCCACTTAT